AACACCGGCATACTCAGCAGCCATCTCAATGGCAGCCTGCAACGCTTGCTCCAGGTCTTTGCTCACCACGCTCAGGATCGCGTTGCTATCGGTGCGGTCCAGCGCCTTGGCCAGACCAGACTCGGCTGCGTTCTTCTGCTTGCTGAGGATCGCAATCCCCAACGAACTCATCTCCTCCACCAGCGCTTCAAGCTCAGCACGCTGCGATTCAAAGCTGCTGGTAGCAGGCTCGACGTAGTAGATCTCGCACTCACCACGCGGCCCGGTGGCAATCGCGTTGTTCACTGACAGGCCAACGGTATCCTCGTTCTGATCCCAGCCAGCCATTACCATGATCGGCTGCGCAGCAACGTGTAACGCCTGGATCAGGTCAGCCCTGCGCTGGTAGTGCGTCAAATTTAATTGAGCAATATCTCCAAACAACGGAGTCGAGAACAGCGTCCCTTCCTTGTTGGCGTAGGTGGTGACCAGGGGGATCTGATCAAGCGTGATGCGACCGTTCTCGATCAGCGTCCACTGGTTGGTGCCAAGCTCACCCGCTGCTTCGTATAGCTCCCACTTCTTGGGTTCGAGCACACGCACGCGGTTCTTGTACTCCACCGCAAACCTGCCCTTGGGCACTGCAGCGGTCTCGCGGATCCGCACCTGCTGCAACGCACCAGCCTTGATGCGTGGATCCTGCCGCCAGCCGATCACTGACTGGATCTCAACAGGCACGAAGTAAGGCTTCAGCTGTGCCTCCACCTGATCCTTCAACGTGCGGATGTTGCTGGTGTCAGGGAAGTCCACCAGCCAGGACTGATGGCCATAAGCCATCGAGTTGATCAAGACCTGACGGCAGAAGGAGTCGAGGTCCGTGCCCTGACGGTCCACGTCAGTCCGCCACTCCTCAAAATACGCTTCGTCGCCGCCTTCCAGGAAGACGGGTTTGCGCAAGACCAAACCCACGGCCGTCGTGATCAGACGCTGGAAGTAAGGGCTGAAGACGCTGCGGTTGATCCGACCACGCCACGCATCCTCTAGCTCACGCGGTTGCTGCGGGAGATAGCGATCAGCATTGCGCCGCAGATACTGCGTGCCTTCCATGCAGGCACGAATGGGCTCCCACCCTGTAGCCATCGCCCAGTACAAGGGGTCAGGAATCGACGGGTCGTTGTCATCGACCGCGTTACGGCTCTGCGCCCCAAGCCACCCAGCAGCGTAGGGGTCGTTGCTAACCGGGTAGGGGAGGGGTGCCATTAGTCAGCAGCTTTGGTTTGGCGACGACGGGGCTGTGACTCTTCAGCTTTCTTGGGTTCAGCAATGGCGGCAGCGTGAGGGCTGTCAGCCATGGACTCCTTCTTGTATGGCCACCAGGGCGACGGATACCAGCAGCTCATACTCACACCAATACCTAGGCGCAGTCTACGCAGGGCTATTCGTCGTCGTCTTCCAGCTCCGCAGCTTCCTGCGCTTCCCAATACGACTCTTCTACAGCCACTTGCAAGCTCTCAAACCGTGCTGCTTCCTGTTCAGCGCGGATGCTGGCCTGCGAACGAAATTGCCCCCACTCATCGCGGGGGCGTTGCTTCCTGGGTGGTTTCCAGGTCATGCAGGGCGGTTGATCACCGTTTTGATCGTGCCGTCCTGCTTGATGGCGATGACCTTATGCAGACGAGGAGTGCCGGGCTTTGCCTTGAGGAGACGGCCGACAGCGGTGACTTCAGGTTTGGTCATTTGTGCTTTTTCTTGGAGGCGTTTGCAACAGCGCGTTTGACTGACTCATTCACGCTGATCGGGGTGCCGCGCTTACGCATACGCGCAGACGGAGCGAGCAAGAACTGAGTTGCACGCTCGTGAGTGCGTGACGAGTTCATATCACGCCGAGTCGATGCTGATGCAAGACGCTGCCCAGGGCGATTGGCATCAATCCTGTTAACGATGCGAGAAGCCTTGGCCTCGTCGATCTTGCCAACAGGCTTCCGCCGCGCAGCGACAGGCTTAACAGCAGTGCCAGAGCGCGATGCAGCAACGCGAACGCTGTAGCCGCCGTTTGCACCTTGGCTGACCTCAACGCGACGGCCTGTCGCCTTGCCTAAATCAGACGCCTTCCTTGCTTCTGCAGCAGTCAGACCCGAACGCGAACGCACCATGTTGCCTGAACGAGTAGCCAGCCGATCCAGCTGCTCATTAGCTGACGCCTTGGGCTTAGCTGTTCCACCAGGTGCACGACCCCATGCCTTTGCTGCTGCTGCTTCGTATTCAGCCTTGGTGAGACCAGCCTTGTTTGTCTTCGCAGCTGGTGCAGCAGGCTTGGCAGCAGGCTTGGCTGCCCTGTTCTTCCCAATCGTGCCTGCAGGCTTGCCCCCTGCAATCTCCTTGGTCTGCGTCTCGCGCTTGTTGCCTGATGCCGTAGCAAGCCTTCCACCACGGGCAGTAGCACCAACACTGGCGAAACGCCCCCTGTTGTCCCTGACGTAACGCCGCGCCATGTGCCCTAGGTAGCCATAGGGCAAGTCTAGAGATCAGTAGACACGCCAGCTCGTGCCGCCGGTCTTCCACTGTCTCAGCGCTGCCAAGCGATAGACGCAATATCCCATCGAATCACCCGCGTGGGAGAGGTCGTCCATCCCAACGCCACCCTTGGTGGGCTTGCCTTTGTCGTCGTAACTGTGCTGTTCCAAGGTTCGCCGCAAGTGCTTGCAGCCATTGCCCACCAACAGCCGCCCTTGGGTGAGGCAGGCATTGACCGCATTAATTCGGTCTTGGATTAGCGGGTTGCTTTGCTGGCTGATGACGTGGTGCCCAGCCTTCTTGAGGATGCTGATGTCTGACTCCTGGGCCGCGGCCGTGCTGCGCTGCTTTGCCGCTGCGTCAGGGATCAGCGTCAGCTGCCCACGCTTGAAGTGCAGTGGGTACAGCTCCTTGAGTCCTTCCGCGATCTGCTGCGTGTCGCGGTAGACCGCCTCAGCAAAGAAGTGGAAGGTGTCGCCACGCTTGACGCAATGCTGTGTCACAGAATTGCCGACATTTATATCTATCCCAACGAAGATCGTTTCATGCTCTTCGGGCAGCGCATCGGTGTAGTGCAAGCTCCGATCGAAGTCGGGGTAAAGCGCACACGACGCAAGGTTGACAAAATGTCCTTCTAAATAACTCTGGATCAGAGGCCCGCTGTAATTGCGCTTGAGGCTCTCAATAAACTCCTTGGGCAGGTTCGGGTTGTCCATCGTGCGGACCCGAATCAGCCGCTTATCAGGGCCAGGGTTCTCTTTGAAAGTCCTGAACGCCCAGGCAAAACCCTCTGGGGTCGAGGCAACTGCCAGCTGCTGTGTCCCGCCTGAACGCAGACGGGCCAACATCATTTCACTAGCTTTCTGCGCAATTTCAACGGGCAAAGTATCACATTCATCCCAGCAACTCCATGCAAGGTTTTGCCCTCTGATTTTCTGATAGTTTGTTGCTGACTGACAAAGAATCTTGCACTTACCATTAGGCAAAGTCAGCAAGTATTCAGGCTGCGGGCTTGCTCTGAACTCATACTCAATCCCCCAGCGCTCTAGCGCTTCATCCATGGCAGGGAAGAAAACAGTGCGCAGCATGGGGAAGCTGGGCTCGCACACCATGCCCGTCGTGTTCTCGTTGCCTGGTGCCATGGCAAGGAACAAACACTTTGCAGTCAGCGCAAAGGATTTTCCACTGCCGAATCCTCCAATGTACGCCAGGATTCGATGCTTCTCGTCTAGGACAAAATCACGCTGAGCGGGGAGGAGGTCAGCAAGGATCCGAGCCTTGAGTTCCTCAACCGTTCCCTCTGGTGGCGCCTCGACAGGGACGGGCTTCTCAAGGAGACCACCCCCCGCACAACGGTCAAGGATTGAAGGCACGCAATGCCTCCCTGTCGATGGCGGCTTCTAACTGAGCCCTCTTCTGCTCAGTCAAATGATGCGACGTGACGTAAGCGCTGACGCTGATGCCATCACGAGTGATCGTGCATTTGATCAGCTCAGCATCAAGCACTTCCACATCCATCAGACGTCTATCCCGATGAGCTTGGCCTGGGCAGCGACCGAGTTGAGAGCCGTTTGAATCTGCCCCCGTTTGAAGGCAGCGTTCTCGTAGGTGCGGAGACGCTGCAAGGCTTCGGCTAGCCAAGCAGGGCGAGCCATGTCGGCATCAGCAAAGAGCAGGTCGCGAGCTTTTTTGATGTAGGTATCGATCTGCCGTTCTGAAACGCGCCACTTTTCAGAACAGATTTGCTGGATTTGAGTGCGGCTATGACCAGTGGACAGGAGGCCATAGACCTCCTGCGTTCTCAGGTGACTTTCTGCGTTAGTGACCTTGTTCGCCACGACTGAAGTATTCCTTGTCTTTAAGGCTAAGGGTTGCGCAGGGCTAGGGGAGGTTGGCGGGCGGTTCAGCCCAGAGGCCGGTTGTCAAACCATGGAGGGTGTGATCGGGGTTGGCACGGCCGCTGAGCTGATAAAGCTGCTCCATGACGAGGGTTCTGTTGTCCATTGCACGGACATCGGTTGCGCCTGGCTTGTTGGGGTGAGGGGTGGTGCGGAGGAGGCGGACATGCTCCTGAGGGGTGAGCTTTTTCACGCGACTTGCCAGCGCTGAGCTTCCCAATTTTGGCGAGCTGCTATGGCCTCTTCCTTGGAACGGAAGCTGCCGAGGTGAAGCATCTTGCGATCGACCCACCCCTTGGCCATCCACCGCTGGTCGCGCTCGTGCCAGTAGACACCTTTCGGCTCATCGCGCCGAGGCTTGGCGTTTAGGGCATTGAGCGACTTGTCCAACAACCTGAGGTTGTCAGGGTGGTTGTTGAGCTTGTCGCGGTCGATGTGATCGACCAGGCACTGGCCTGGATCGCGCTTGTGGGTAAGAGCCCAAATGATGCGGTGAACTCGATAACCTCGACGATCAATGCCCACGGTGAGGTAGCCACTAAGCGTTAAGCCACCAGCCTCTTCGCCAGCCTTGACATGGCCGCGAGGGATGCGGTTGATGAGCTTGCCGTCTCGGATCAGGAACAGCTCTTCGAGCCGATCAATGGGCGGCAGAGATCGATAGGATTCGGGCATCGCCTAGTGCATGTAGGTGGTCGTTGGGCAGGGTGTTGACGCACCGCTGCCCTCTCATTTTATCGAAATACCCCTACGCAAGGGGAGTGATGGTGATGAGAGCGCCTTGGGGTTCGTCGCCAACGCAGTAGCGCTTGGAGACGTTCATGGTGACGATCTGACGGTCGTCGTCATAGGCAACGCCGGTCAGGGCGTCTTCTGTTGAGCGGACGAGTTTGGAGAGATCACCGTTGCGGCCGGAGGTGTTGTGTTCAGGGGCAGAGGGTTTGACGCCTTTTTTGCCGATGTGAGTGGCTGGGCGTTTGAAGCGGAAGACGATGGAGATCGCCATGGGCTTGGTGGTGTCCCAGCCTGGTGGGACGCAGGCAAGGGCGGCGTGTTTCACGTCTTGCCGCCAGGGTTTAACGGCTTTGGAGGATTCGACAAGGATGCCGTTGCCAAGGGAGCGCTTGGAGCCTTGAGGGGCAGGTAGTCCGTAGACGACGAACGTGAGGGAGTTCGCCATCAGGCTGCAAGCTCCTTAACGCGCTGCAGTGGGATGGCAGCCACCTGAGGGACAACAGCGTTGCCGAGGGCTTTTAAGCGGTCCACCCGACCGGAAAGCCCATCATCTCCTCGACGAAGGACGGGTTGAGATGAATACCGCCGCCAGTTGGGATCAAGGCGTCTGAGACCCTCTTGTGGCCATGTCGCTGGATGTGACCCGAGCCTGACCTGCCCTTGTGATCTGTGGCTGATGGAGTCGGCAGTAGCCGTGCCATGACCGTTTCCAGGTTGGGATGCAGCTCTGGTCGGTTTTGCTGGGTGCGCAGATCCACGGTCATGGCGCTGTTGGCGCGAGGGGTAGGCAACAAGCCACCAGCGGTCGCGTTGGTGACAGGCGCCCACAGCACTTGCCGGTATGCAAGCCCATTCCGCATCAAACCCTGCCTGGGCCAGTTCTCCGAGAACGGTGTCCAGTCCGTTAGCAAGGATCGCTGAGACGTTTTCCAGGACGACGAACTGGGGTCGAACCAGGCGAACGACTCGGATGAGTTCGTGAAAGAGACCAGACCGAGTGCCGTGCTGGATACCGGCCTGCTTGCCAGCTTTGCTGATGTCTTGGCAGGGGAATCCACCGCAAACAACGTCAGCTGAGCCGGGTTGTGGTGAGAAGGTTGTGATGTCGTCATGGATGGGGACATCAGGCCAGTGCTTACGGAGAACGAATTGGCAGAAAGGTTCGCGCTCAACAAAGGCAACAGTTTGGTATCCGCCGACCAAGCGCTCGGCTGCGTAGGAGAAGCCGCCAATGCCGCTGAAAGTGTCAAGGAGACGGAGCATCAGAAGTCAGGGGTTTCAGGAGTGGCGGGCCTGATGGTCCAGGAGGAGGAGGTTTTCTTTGTGGCGACGCCTTCAAGCTGTTCGAGTTCCTGGAGCTGTTTGACAGCTGAGCTGTAGGACCAGGAGGTGCGTGTGGTGAGGGAAGCGGAGCCGTAGGGGGTTGAGAGTTTGTCGGGGATGTCCCCGTTGTCGTAGTGGGCTTGGAGGCCGGCTTTGCACTCATCAACGATGAGTTGGTACGCCTTGATAGCGCGGTTGCAGCGGTCGATCTCCTTGATGAGTTCTTCAGGGGAGGTCGTTTTGAGCTGGGTCGAGGTCATAACAGCGAATCAAGTGGTCACGGCAGACGTCTTGAACGAAGGACTGATCAAGCCAAGTCGCCCAGTCGTCGTTGGTTGGATCGAAGTCGTCGTCATCGGCTGCCGCGTAGGCGGATGGGTGAACGGGGATGGCGCTGAGAGGGCTCTGTGGGGCGTCACAGCCCCGTTTCGAGCCCTGTGGCGTGTGTTTGCGCAGGCGCAGGGTTAAAAGGCGCCTGAAGGCCCGTAGAGCGAGCAGGAGGGTTAGCAAAGCCGTGAGCACCGGCAGCGATGCCAAGCGCGAGGCCAAACGCAAGACCGAAAAGTTCGAGGCGGTGCATGAGTTCATGGCGGGGTGGTGACTGCCCAAGAGTGCCGCAGGGTCTACCCCTACGCAAGGGCATGTAGCAATCAGAAATCAGGTTGCAGGAGCTGGTAGCGATCCCAGCAATCGATCCAGGCACTGAGGCACTCGTCAGGTTCGTTGGCAACGACGCGGGTGACGCCGGGGCCAGCAACGACGGTGACGCACTTGCCGACGGTGATCAGCGGGTGGTGATCCGCGAGGAGCGCGGTGTACGCGCCTAATTGCTCAACAGCTGGCTTGCGTGACTTGGCAGCTGGTGCGCTGCCCACGGTTTTGAGGTCACCCAGGACGACGGTGCCGCGTGCAGTGCGCAGGAGGAAGTCGAAGCTGCCCGCCAGGGACTTGCGGGCGTCGCAGAGGCGGTATTCAACGGCGAGCACCTCGGCGTCCTTGAACAGCGGGTTGGCAAGGAGCGGGGTGATCCACTCGCTGTAGTCGCCCGGATCGGGCTGTTCCTGGCCCAGGAGGAAGGCTTCAAGGGCCGAGTGCGCAGCCAGGCCACGAGGAAGCCATTGATCCTTGGTGGCGTCGATGCGTTCACGGGTCTTGGCAGGCATGTCATGCCCGACGACGCCGGTGACGCTCTGCGCCAGCCACTGCCCGTTCAGCGAGTAGCGATGCCACTCGGGGTAAAAGCACAATCCATCAATGGGACGTAAAAGAGTCACCAGTCCACCTCCAGGTCAACGGGCTGGGCAGGGGTAGCGGGTGCGAAGTCACGGGGATCCGTTGGCTGCACACGAGCCGCAGACGGGGGGACAGTGCAGTCGGGCTCCTCCGGCAAGTCAGGTACGCGCAGGATTTCACCGATGTGCATCAAGCGCCCATTGCCCACCCGCGTCTTCGTGACGTCCTCGTGAGGAGTGGCGTTGCGGCAAGCCTCCTTGACCGCATCGAGGTAATCCTGTCCAGCCTTCTGCGTCCAAAGAAACTCGCGATATTCCAGAACCTTGTCGTGGATGTACTGCGCCTGCTCAGCCGACAGCGCCCTGAGCTGACCGGAAGCGATCAATGAGCCAATCGCACTCTTGCTTTCCGAGTTGCCCTTGAACAGGTTTGCCTCAGCGGTGCGCTCAGCCGTTTCGTCGTCGTCACGGCTGCCGGCGAACACCTGTTGCGTCCTGTTGCCACACGAAGCCAAGCGCGTGCAGAAGATCGGCAAGGACAGGCAGCTGTCGAGCGGAGGATCGTTCGGTCCTAGCGCCCACTTGTTGAGCTTCCAGGTTTGAACGATGCCGGTGTCGTTGCAGCATTCGCATTTGTAGATCCTGGTGCCATAAGGCACGGCCTGCGGGACACCAGCGCGGAGATGTGAATCGCGGTGTGCGCTGTGGCGAGCAACAGCAGAGAAATCAGGGCGGTTCATCAGAGAGTTCCTAAACGACGGCAAAGTTCTTTGTGCTCACGCTCTGCTTGAGCCTGAGCTTCTTCAGGTGAAAGCTTTTTGACCTTCGGCTTCGGAGCGTTGGCGGGCTTGTACTGCTCGTAGCTCGACAGGCGAATGCCGTTCCACTTGGCGTTGGTGCCCAGCTGCAGTTGCTCTTCAACCACAGCGTCGCCGTAGCGCTCTTGGATCTTGACCAGCTCGGTCATGAGCAGCTTCCAAGCCGTCTCACCCTTGCTGCCCTTCTTGACCTTCCAGAACTCCTCGATCGATTTCTCGTGTCGCGCAAGCGACATAGAGATAGTTCTTATGGATTTGGTTTTAGGGCTGTTAGAAACCTCTGGCTCTGAGGCCCCAACCCCCCTACCCCCCTTCCCCACGATCATACGGGTCGGTAGCGGTTCGTCAAGCGCCTGGTCGATCAAAAGGCAGAGAAAGCCCTTCCTGTCTAGGTATTCGGGCATTGCGGCCTCGATCTTTGCGTCGAGAGCCTCTGGGATGGTGATTCGCAGCTCTGGCATTGGGATGGCGACGGGTGACGGTGGTTCTCCGTTCGCTCTCCGCATCGTAACCGCCTCGCTACCGCTACGCAACCGCATCCAGCTGTTCCATCTGAGTCCCATCTGCGACTGGGCAAGAAAAAAGGGGGCCTTAGACCCCCTGCTCTTGACGCTCCAGCTGCGCCTTAATCGCTTCCCTCACCCATACCGTCACCGGCAAGTCAAGATGCCTGCACGCCTCATACAGCTGGTCATAAAGCTCGGGCTGCATCGTCACGCTGACGACACGCCGCCCATCCGATCGCAAGGTCATGGCATCCCTCTCAAGCGACTGTTCACTGCTTCCCAAAGCAACGCGTTCACCGTGTCACAAACACGGTTACCGCTGGTCTTGGCGATGTGCTCAATCATCCGCATCAGCTCCTCATCCTTGATGCCACGCGGACGACGTTCAACCAAGCGCTGCGACTCACGGCGGCGCATCCCGTCGTAGAACGCATCAGCCCATGGGTGCTCAGGTGCTGGGGGCGGCTCTGGCAGCGGGAGCTGTTCAGCTGTCAGCCCTTTGATGTGACGCTGTAGCTCGCTTGGCTGGTTGCGCAGGGGCAGGGCGTAACCAATCAGGTCTTCACCGTTGCGAGCGGCCTTTCGGATCGCTGCGCGGATCGGGACATCAGGCGGCACGCTGTCCCACCAATCCTCTTCGTCTGGCTGATACACCTGGACGTAGAGCCAGCCAGGGACAGGGCAGTTCAACACAGCCACCTTCCCGCCGGCTTTGTAGGTGTGGCCGTTAAAGCGGCAGGTGCTGAGCGGGCGGGAGAACCACCGTGTCGGCACGCCTTCAATCGACTTGGGGTAGGCAATGGATTGAGTCATGGTTCAAGGGTTGAGAGGTTTTCACGTTTGATCTGCTTGGCTTGGGCAGGGGTAGGGCGCTGAAACACCCAAAGGAAGCTGTGAGGCTTTCTGGCGTGGTGCTGCACGCTCCAGCGGTTGTTGCTGGTGCGCGAGCTAGCGATGAGGATGAACAGATCGCGGGGGTACAGGCCCAATGCCATGGCGTCGTGGCAAAGCTCGACGTGGCACCAGCGCTGCATTCCTGACTGCACCTGGTCCTTGCACTTGACCCACACCTGCCCGCCGCCTGGCTTGACGATGCGCATGGCTTCCTTCATGCCTGGGATGTAGAGCTGCTGGCGCAGGTCACGCCAGAGCATTCCTTTGGTGGTGGCGGCGTTCTGATAGCGGGAGTCGGTCTGGTGTTTGCCGGGGCTGTGGATGTAGGGCGGATCCAGCACCGCGATGTCAAAGGTGGCGTCGCGGTAAGGGAGAGCAGTGAAGTCGTGTGGCCGCTTGGGCTGCGTGACGCAATCGCTGCCAAAGATGCGCAGGTGAGGTGTTTTGCGCCAGAACACCCCTTTGCCGTAGGTGAGGTCCGCGATCTTGGGGTCGTCTTTGGCGTAAAGCCTGGAAACTTCCGCGATGAGATCAGCGTTGTTGCCTGTGACTACGGACTCGGTGATCACGGTGCAATTTTGCGAAGAACTTGCTCATGCCCGTCAACATCCTGAACGCAAACAATCAGCAGATGGCCAAGAGCGTCTTTGGATCTGACTCGGTCTGATATGTAGCGTTGCATCCTGTCTTGCTCATTTATCGACGCATCAACAGAACACCCAATGTCTTTTTCTCCGAAAAGACAAAGCAAGTACCAGTCTGTGTCACCTAAGGCTTGGTAGAGGTTGTCTAAGTCGGCTTGCCAGATGTTGGACCGTTCTCTGGTTGTAGCTTTGCAATTCACAAAAACCGTTCGAGTCCCAAACTTAAAGACAAGATCTATGTCGCGCTCTCGTCCGCTTCCAAGCCCTAGCTGGGTTTCCGTGCTTACCAAGTATTGCGGGAACAACAGGCTTCCATAGCAATATTCTGCGAGCCTTTCAAAGTCCGCGCCGTCACATGCCACGCCTGACTGCCGCCCCGAAACCATGCCGCAGTATGTGGCATTGAAATGATCAGGGTTAGTCAGGTCTGGCTGCCAAATTAAGGGGAGCCCTTTTTCCTTTCGGAACTTAGAGTTTGCAAAGCTTTCTATTCGACGCTCAATTGTCAAGCGGCGAGCTTTTTGGAAGGCGGCGTGCAGCTCTTTTGCAGCCAAACCAAACCCTGTGGGGCGAGTGAACTCGTTTTCGGGCACGATGCGCGACGTTGCAGTGGACTGCATTTCAGGCCACCTCCAGCTGAGTGGCGGCCAAGCGCTTCAGGCTTTGCGCGTGGTAGTTCTTGTCCAGCTCTGATCCAACAAAGTTGCGACCCAGTGCCAAGGCGGCGCAGGCGGTGGTGCCGCTGCCGCTGTAGGGATCGCAAACAAGATCGCCAGGCTTTGTGAACGCCTTGATGACTGCGGTGGCCAGGGTGTCGGCGAAGGGGCAGGCGTGGTTTTCTTCGGTTGCCTTGCGGCTGCTTAGGGGTATGGCCCACACGTCAGAGCGAAACTCAAGTTCTGGCGTGTTCAAGAAGCGATAGTCGCCATCTGCCTTGCGGAAGACGTAAAGACGCTCGGTGGTGGGCCAGAACAGGCGGTTGGCGTGGTTGTGGGTGCTGCCACGGTCCCAGATGACCTCTTCCATCAGCTGCAGCTGCGGGACGCGGAGGATCCACTGCATGGGGTGAATCATCCCCATGTTCTTGCGGCGAGGCTTGTGGTTGTAGACCAGCACGCCGTCGTCCTTGAGGGCAGCGACGCACCACTGAAGGAACTCGACCTGCTGATCTTGGTAGACGTTTTCGGGAAGGCTGTCGGCGTAGCCGGTGATGCCGCCGTAGCTCTTGGGGTCGTAGCCGCCACGCTTGCGGCGCCCGTCAATGCGGGGTGACTTGCTGCCGATGTTGTAGGGCGGCGAGGTAAAGATCAGATCAGCCTTGCGCCGCAAGTGAGAAAGGGTTTGCTGATACGAACCGTGCAGGACGGTCGCAGAGGGGACGTGACTCATGGACAATGCCAGCAACCATGGCTGGCTGTAAGTGGACGGCTGGCTGTGGCCAGAGGCGAGGGGTGGTGACACACCCTTTGTCTCGCTTGATCAGATCCTACCCCACCGCAGGGGGAGGGGGCTCGCTAGGGCAACGCAGGGTTGACATCTCGTTACAATATGTTTGACCCCTTGAAGTAGGAGCGCCATGCCCTCCTCCACTAAGGCTCAAATACAAGAAACACGCCGCGAGCTTGTGGCCTGCGGCGTTGATCCGTTTCTTCTGTTGGCTCAAGCGCTACAGCGCAACGAGGAGCTGCAGGATCAGGTTGAGATGTTGACCTCTTTTTGCAAGCGCCATCACAAACTGCCAAATCAAACGCACCATTTCTGACGCATTTTTTCAATGTATTGAGACAAGGTCACCCCCTGCTCCTTGGCCCGCTGCGGCGCATTGCCCCTTTGAGACTTTGAAAGACTTATCCAGATGTCGGGGTCAACTCCAAGACGCGCGGCATTGTTGCGCATTCGCGCCAAGCCGCATTTTGCTTTTTCTTCTTCAGAGCGCTTAAGCGCAGCTTCGCTCATTTTGGTTTTTGCTTCAGCAGAATGGCGGCGCCCCAGATTTAAGACTCGTAACCTGGCCTTTGCTTCTTCTGGCATTTTCTTAAGACTAGCACTAATTCTTGCTTTGTGCTCGCTAGAGCGAATTTTCCCTAGATTGTTTTTGCGCATTTTTTGCCTGGTCTCGTCCGAAGTAGTTCTTTGTCGACTAACGGCCGCAATCCGAGACTTGGCTTCATTGCTCAAGTTGACGACACCCTCCCCGCCGTCTGTTCGATTGTGGACTAACCGACGGCCAGTGCTGGCATCCATGCGTCCATACTTCTCAATGAAAAATCTTTCCCATTGACGCGCCTGCTCATGAGTAAGCCCTGAGCGCAATAGCCTTATCCGCCTGTGATCTTTTGGAACTGGAACGAAATGATTGTTCTTCTCGTATGGACGTCGCACTGATCCTGCTACGCCGATGTAGTACGGGCTTCCTGCTTTCCCGCGAGCGGAATCTTTATCGCGTAAGTATGCGTAAACGGTGCTTAGGCCATCATTGTCAAGCCTGGATGACGTTCCTTCTGCCTGAAGGGCGTTCGCAAAATCTGATCGCTGGCTAAAAAGTGTTTTCCCCCGGCCTTCAACAGTCCAACGGCGCTGAGAGATTGCAGTTTTTCCCGATGCTGTATTCATGTCTTAATTGTAAGAGGACGGCAAAATGCAGCGCATCGTCAATCGGCGCTGATCAGGCGTTCTTTTCAGCTGCTTCGATCACGTCATCAGCCAGTGCGTATGCCTTGGCTTCGTTTTCAGGGTTGTGGTTGCCCATGTGAATGGATGTGATCAGCGAGCCACTGCCCTCAACGTCAACAAACACGCCCTTGCGGTTGCGGTAGGCAAGGATCGCCACGGGGCCGCCCAGTAGGCCAGCACCACAGAGCAGACCCTGCAGGGCGTTGTAGTCCTTGCCGTTGTTAGCGGCGCCCATGGTGCCGTTGACGATCAGGCCAGCTACCAGCCAGCCCATCCAGAGCGGGAAGGTGCTGCCGGTGTTGCGGCGGATGCTGACGTTGGTGGACTGGATCTCAGCAGCGCGGGCACGCTCGCCAGTGATGAAGCGGAGGATGCCACGGTTGTCAACGCGGAAGGCAGGAGCGGTGCGCTGGCGTTGAGCGTTGGCGAGTTCGGTGTTGGTCATTGGTGGTAGTTCGGGTGACTCGGGGGATGTCCCCCTCCGATGCATCTGTCATAGCACTGGGGTAGACCCCTACGCAACCACAGGGGCAAGGAGGCTGTCACATCTCGTTACGCTGCCGTAGCCCACCTCCTCGCCGTACTGGCGCTGCACCCATAACGGGCTGCGATCTGTTTCCAGGTCTGCCCCTGGCGGCGTAGGCGTTGGATGCGGGTGTGGCGTGACTCAGTGGCCCAAAGCAGCAGGGCAACAGGGAACAGGATCACGACCAGCACCCAGCAGAGTGCGGTGGTCATTGTTGAATTGCGGTGTTGGCGTCAGTGGCGGGCCGTGCCTCGCGCTGCTGACCCCATCACTATATAGAGGGGTCTACCCCGCGTCAAGTGTCGAACTGTTACGCCTCCCCCAAGGGGGTTGACCCTTCGCCACCCGTCGCATAGGGTCGTGATGCACCCCACCTCAACCGTGCATCGAGTCACACCCAACGAAGCAGCGGACTACTACATCCGCTGCGCTGAAGCCGTCGAAAAAACCGACGACGCCTTAGACGAGGCGCTGGCTGTCATCGCATCCATCGTTGACACCATCAGCTGGGAATCGTTCAACCCAGAGCAACGCACTGCCATTAAGGAGTGGCACCTCGGCGTAATCGCCGCTCGCAAATCTTTGCGCCTACCCAATGTCTGACAACCTCACCACCGCCCTCGCCAAGTTTCACAAGGCGGTCGGCACTATTCACAAAAACAGCCGCGCCCAATATGGGCAGTTCGCCTCCCTGGCAGACGTGCTGAGCGCCATCGCCTCACCCCTCAGCGATGCAGGCCTTGCCGTCACGCAGACCTTCATCCCAACCGAAGGCGCCACCATCCTCCGCACCACCCTGCGCCACAGCAGCGGTGAAACCATCGACAGCGACGTGCCGCTGATCGAGGTCAAGGGCCGCAACGCTTTGCATGACTGGGGGGCCTCCGTGACATTTCAGAGGCGCTACTCCCTGCTGGCGATCCTCAACCTCGCCGCTGGCATGGAAGACGACGACGGCGACAGCGCCGACGCCAAGCCGCCCGTTCAGCAGACGAAGCCCCAGCCGAAGCCTCCTGTTAAGACAACCCCTACTCCTACGCAACCGCAGCCTGCAGCGGCTAAAGCAGAGGAGTCACCAGCCAAGGAAGCAGTGGAGCCTCCGCTGTCAAAGGAAGAGCGCGACGAAATCATGGCCGTCTTGGGGAACCTGAAGGCGACCAACAAAACCGCGTTCGCTCAGTTTGAAGCCGAGTTCCGCTCTGCTTTCAGCCTCGCAGCCGACAGCAAGATCTCGCCCGTCATTCAAGAAAAGAAGCACGGCGACTTCATCCAAGCCTTCCTTGCATCCCTACCTGACGCCTAACCCGTGAGCCCCTATCTCGCTCTGGCCCTTGCCACCTTGCAGGATCTCCGCGATGACCTCCACCAACAAGCCAACAAGCAGTTCTTCCAATCCAGAACTGTCAGCTACGGCGACCTCCTCCAACAGGAAGCCACCGTCCGAAATGCCCTTCAACTCCTACAAACCCTGCCGTACAAAGACACGCTTCCTTCTGAAGCAGACCTCGACGCAGAGCTGGCTAGCTGATCACGATCGCATCAGTGACACCACTCAGCTGTTCACCACCGACCCACAGCAGGCCATGCGCTTCGTCTCGGTTGAGGTGGCCACGCAACGTGCTCGCCTCTTGCTTCACCTCTACCCAGACCTCTGCGTGGATGTCCTGAGGCTCCCGCTCTACACATGAACGACGCCGCGTTTCACGAGTACATGAGAGACGAATGGGCACGACAGGCGCGTGAAGAGGTCAAGAACCGCTTCCGCGTCTCCGCCAAGCTCGACCCCGACACATACCCAGCGCTGATGGCGTTCTGCAAGGAACGTGACCTCAGTGTCAATTCAGCGCTGCGTCTCATCCTGTCCGACTACTTTCACCTTGCCGCTTGACCATGCCTGAGTTCAACCCCGCACTGCCCAAAGTTCTGAAGTGGTCTGTCAATAACAACCGCTTTGACCAGGACGGCAAGTTCCCCAAGTCCCTGTCTGTCTTTGTGCCCCTGGAATCAGTGGAAGCCTTCTGCCGCTACCTAGCGGCTGAATCCACCAACCCTGAAAAGATCCGCAAGGGCAAGATCTGGGACTACAACCTCAACGCTGAAGTCGAGGTTGAGGGCATTTACATCAACGCCAAGGGCAAGGTAGGTAACGATGGCGCCTTCGGCAACATCAACCCCGCCGCTACCCCTACGGAGCCTGTGTTCTGATGTCGCGCCGTGATCGTCATGCAATGAACTCGCAAGAGCGCAGCAGCGTTGCCTGGTTCTTGGATCAGGCCGGTCGCGTCCCCCTCCTTACTCATGAGGAGGAGTTACTGCTCGGACGCGCTGTGCAGGAATGGGTTGCCATTCGTGACACCGCAGACCCTACCCCTGCGCAAAAGCGGACCATTCGCACTGGCCGCCGCGCTTATGACCGCATGTTCAACGCCAACCTCAGACTGGTGGTGAACGTCTCCAAGAAGTACTTGGTGGCGGTGCGCAGCCTGGAGCTATCTGACCTGATCCAGGAAGGATGCTTCGGGCTGTCCCGCGCGATCGAGAAGTTTGATCCCGCTAGGGGCTACAAGTTCAGCACCTACAGCTATTGGTGGATACGGCAAGGCGTCAGCCGTGCGATCAGCCAGCAGGACCGCACAATCAGGTTGCCGATCAATGCGATCGAATGCCTGAACAAGGTACGCAATTGGGCGCCAGTGTTCCTTGAAGAGCATGGCCGTGCGCCGAGCTTTGAGGAGTGCGCCGCGTATTGCGAGATCACGCCCATCGTGATGCGGCGCTACCTGATGCACAGCACAGGTGTTGGCAGCCTGGATCAGACCGCTCGCAACGATGAGCACTCCAGCGAACTGATCGACTTGGTGGCTGGCACCGAAGCATCGCCCATGGATGCGATGGAGCTGGATGACGGCATGGAAAAGGTCAAGACCTGGATGGCTCGCCTAACCGACAAAGAGGCCACCATCATCACGCTCATGTATGGGCTGGATGGCGAGGGCGATCGTGTTGGTCGTGAGGTCGGAGAAGCCTTGGGCTGCTCTCGTCAAGCCGTTCAACAGACCGCAAAGAAGGCGATGAACCGTATGCGGCTCCAGGCGTATGGAGCTGCAGAATGAAGCTGACCAGGGCCGAGGCTGCTTAGGCATGATCGACGATCACCGAATTAGCTTCCAAACCTGGATGGACGCTTGGTACTGGTATCGGGACGCCCCGCATCAACAGGATGCCATCGCCAAGTTATACGTGGCGATTTGGGAGGCCGATCCCTGCCTCTTGTCTGAGCACAGCGAGTGGTTCCTGCGCTACCGCGACCGGGACAAGCTCGTTCACTCCGCCATGCACACCGACGGGGAATAGCAAATGATTCTGACGATCTGCATCCCGCCCACGCCGCCGGCCGTGGAAGCCAAACCAGCTGCAGGTGATCACTGCCGCAGCTTCTCTGACCTGCAGCACGCTGCTAAATGGCTCA